GCTGCTTCCAACACTTTTCGAGTCGTCGGAGACTCGCTCATCCAACCGTTCGTTCAGCTCCCGCAACGCTTTCGGAACCTCAGCAGACCTACCGCCACCGGCTTTGAACCGCTTATAGTTTTTCTCGCCCAGCAGGATCGTCGCGAGTTGCACCGCGTACGGGGGGCTGATTCTCACCCCGTCTTTCTGGTAGGGCTGAATGAAATCCCCCCGCACAGTGTGGGCGCCGATCTCCGTCTCCACCGTCGTCCCGTCAGGGTTCTTCGTCACGAACCTTTGCAACGGTTTATCGGTGTCGGGCCAGCGGTCGCACTGATTCATCTCATAGTGCAGGTTTTCGTACGCCTCGAGTTGGTCGTCGTCGAGCAGCAGCACTGAGGGGACGGTGAACTTTTCCCCCGTCTTGTGCGCCACCACAACGGCGCTCTCGGCGAAACCACCGAATTCGTTGGCCTGTTCCTGCGCTTCGCTGGTTTTGCGGGGCAGTTCACTCATGGGCAGTTCCCTTCACATTTTTT